TTAGTTAATGGTGTTCATGCAGTTGGAGATACAACAATCGCTTGTGATGCTTTTGCTGGAGATGGTGCTGGTAGATTTAAAGCTGGAGATTTTTTAAAGTTTGCTTCACATAATAAAGTTTATATGGTTGTTGCAGATGTAACAAGTTCTAGTAATGCGGCCACAGTTACAATAGAACCACCTTTACTTGTAGCACTAGCAAACGATTCAGTAGTTACTTATGACAATGTTCCTTTTACAGTTTCATTAACAACAGACATTCAAGAGTTTGGAGTATCTGGTGCAGATAAAGATGGTAATTTATATTATGAGTTTCAATTTGATGTTGAAGAAGCATTGTAGATGAAATATAAAGTTAAGTATTGGATAAGTGTTGATTTTTTAGCTGAAGAAATAATAGATGCTGATGATTTTAATTCTCAATCCTTTAATCAGGGTAAGTATAGCGAACCATCAAAAAATGCTAGTTATATGGTCAATGATGCAATAAAAATTAACAGACGAACATTTGAGGAACATGACGAGAAGTTTAACGACAGCACTAAAGAACGAACTAGCAACAAATGATATTAGACCATTCCATCTTATCACACTTGGCTTTGGTACTCCTGTCAATATTACTGATTGCTCATTTCCATTAACTTCTTCTATATCAGGTGGTTCAGTTACTTATTCTGCAAGTGATTTTGTATTAGGTTTTTCTAATTTTACAGAACAAGCAGATGTAACTAAATCAAGTTTAACAATATCTTTATCAGGTGCAGACCAAACATTTATATCAACTTGTTTAAATGAAAATGTAGTTAATGATGCTGTAACTATTTTTAGAGGTTTATTAGCAGATGATAATTCTATTATTGCAGACCCTTTTCTTTTATATGCTGGAAACATAGAAAGTTTTAGTGTCAATGAGTCTGATACAGATAGTGTAGTTAATTTAGCAATAGTATCACATTGGGCAGACTTTGATAAAAAGAATGGTCGTAAAACAAACAATACATCACAACAAAGATTCTTTAGTACAGATGTTGGAATGAACTTTAGTTCACAAACAGTACAAGATGTAAAGTGGGGTAGAGAATAATGGGGTTTGGTAGTTTTTTCAGAGCCGCAGTAAGTGTTGCAACTAGAGTATTTAAAGTAAGTCCACCTCTTGCATTAGTTATTAGTGTTGCAATAGCTTGGGTTATGCGACCCAAAGTTCCTGAACAACCTGACTTTGGAACGAATGATTTTGATAATTTTGAACAAGGTATTTTATTAAACAAACAATCTAATGACGCAAATATTCCTGTAATTTATGGAACTAGAATGATTGGTGGAACTAGAGTCTTTATGGAAACATCAGGAACAGATAACACCTATTTATATATGGCATTAGTTTTATCAGAGGGAGAGATAAATAATATTACAGAAATAAGAGTAGATGATAAAGTTGTTACATTTGCATCTAGTTTTTCAGATGGAACAGAAGTAGAAGTAGGAAGTGGAGATAGTAATTTTTATAAAGACTCGACAAGTTTAATTAGAGTAGAACCTCATTATGGAACAGATGGTCAATCAGCATCATCTTTATTATCAACATTATCATCTTGGGGAAGTAACCACAAACTATCTGGTCTTTGTTATTTAGCTTTAAGGTTTAAATGGAACTCAGACGCATTTACAGGAATCCCAAAAGTTCAAACAATAGTACAAGGTAAAAAAGTAGTAGCTTATAATTCTAGTTCAGTTGCACAAACTGCGGCACATTCTGATAACCCATCTTGGTGTCTATTAGATTATTTAACAAACGAAAGATATGGAAAAGGCATAGCCATAGCAAATATTGATATACCAAGTTTTTATACTGCATCAACAATATGTGATACAGATGTTACTCCTTATGGCTCTGCAAGTGCTATTGATGTTATGGATTGTAACGCAATTATAGATACATCAAGCCCAGTTATAGACAATGTTAGAGAGTTTTTAAAAGGTTGTAGAGGTTATCTTCCTTATGTTGGTGGTAAATATAAATTAATTGTCGAAACAACTGGGTCATCTTCAATTACAATTACAGAAGATGATATAGTGGGTGGTTATACTTTATCGAGTCCAACAAAAAATTCTAAATACAATAGAGTTATATGTTCTTTTGTAGACCCAGATAGAAACTATCAAGTTAATGAAGTTCAATTTCCAGCTATTGATGATAGTGGTTATGCAACAGCAGATAAACACGCAACTATGAAAGCAGTTGATGGTGGATTTTTACTAGAGGGAAGATTTGATTTAAAAACAATAACGAGTCCATATCAAGCAGAAGAATTAGCAGAAGTTATATTAAGAAGATCAAGAGAAGCATTAGGTTTAACTATAAATGTTAGCTTTAGTGCTTATGATTTAGCAATAGGAGATATAGTAGGTGTAACTCATTCTTCTTTAGGTTTTTCAAATAAACAATTTAGAGTATTAGGAATTAATTTTAATCCTGATTTTACATTAGGTTTAGACTTAATGGAACACCAAGACGCACATTATACTTGGGCAACAAAAGCACAAGTAGCATCTACACCATCTACTAATTTACCAAATCCTTTTATTGTTCAAGCACCATCTAGTGTAACTTTAGATGATGAGTTAATTGAATATAATGATGGAACTGTAATTGTAGCTTTAAATGTAACTGTTGGTGCTAGTACAGATAGCTTTGTTGATTATTACCAAGTAGAATACAAGTTAAGTACAGATTCAGATTTTATAATTTATGCACAAGGTTCAGGATTAAATCACAGAGTCTTGAATGTAATTGACCAAAAGATTTATGATGTAAGAGTTAAAGCTGTATCATCTCTTGGTGTATCATCAACTTATGTAACAGCACAAAGAACTATAATAGGTGCTATTGAACCACCAGCAGATGTAACAGATTTTTCTTGTAATATTTTAGGACAAGAAGCACATTTATCATGGACACAAGTACCAGATTTAGATTTAGCTTATTATCAGATTAGATATTCAACATTAACAGATGGAACAGGAGATTGGGCAAACTCTGTATCTTTAGTAGAAAAAGTATCAAGACCAGCAACTTCAATTAATGTACCAGCGAGAGTAGGAACTTATTTAATTAAAGCAGTAGATAAATTAGCAAACTTTAGTTCTAACGCAACTGCAATAATTTCTAATGTTACAGGAATACAAAACTTTAACTCAATAACTTCTGTATCTGAACACCCAGATTTTGATGGAACATTAACAAATACAGCAATAGTTGATGATACTTTAAGATTAGATTCTTCAGAATTATTTGATTCAGCTTCAGGAAACTTTGATGCAGAAACAACTAGATTTTTTGATTCAGGTGTTGCTAATGCAGACTTCTATGCAAGTGGTAATTATTTATTTGCAAATGTAGTAGATATAGGTGCTAAACATACTTGTAGATTAACAGCTACTTTAAAACAAACTTCTGATGACCCAGATGATTTATTTGATAATAGATCAGGTTTATTTGATTCGCAAAATTCCAGTTTTGATGGAGATACACCAGCTAACTCTAATGCACATATTGAGATAGCAACAAGTGATGATAACTCTACATTTACAGATTTTCAAAATTTTGTTATAGGAAATTATACAGCTAGATATTTTAAATTTAGAGTTGTTTTAACTTCAAGCGATTTAGCTTCAACTCCTGTTGTAGAAGAAGTGTCAGTTACAATAGATATGGAAGATAGAATATTTAGTGGAAATGATATAACATCTGGTGCTGGAACTAAAACTGTTACATTTACAAACCCTTATAAATCTGTTAATTATGCACTAGGAATTACAGGACAAGGAATGGCAACAGGAGATTTCTTTTTAGTAGAATCAAAAACTATTAATGGATTTAATGTAACATTTAAAAATTCAAGTGGTTCAGCAGTATCTAAAACATTTGATTTTATTGCAAAAGGGTTTTAAAAGGGATATAAGAAAACATTATGGCTCAACACGATTATAATATAGCAAACGCATCATTTCCAACAGTTAGAACAGATATAAACAATGTTTTATCTGCTGTTAATTCATCTAATTCAGGAACTTCAACACCAAGTTCAGCAGTAGCTGGAACTATTTGGCTAGATACTTCTGGTGATGCAACTGCCCAACTTTTAAAGATGTATGATGGTGCGGCTGACATAACTTTAGCCACTATTAATTTTACAGCTAACACAGTTGATTTTACTGACTCTAGTGTAACTCTAGCAGATGATTCAGTTACTTTAGCAAAAATGGCTAGTGGTACAGATGGCAATATTATTTCTTATGATGCTTCAGGAAATCCAGTTGCAGTAGCTACAGGAAGTGATGGTCAGGTATTAACATCAACTGGTGCTGGTTCTCAACCAGCTTTTGAAACTTTGCCTGTTACTGCTGTTGCAAACTTTTCAGATAATAGAATTACAACTGCTTCTGCGGCAACTACTTTAAATGGAGAAGCTAATTTAACTTTTAATGGTTCAACTTTAGCACTTACAGGAAATCAAACTATCTCAACTACTCTTGGTGTTACTGGGATTGCTTCATTTGCTGTAGCGGCTAATGTTGCACAATCGGCACTTTCTTCATCAAGTAATGCTGTAGCTTGGGATGCTTCTGCTAAACCAAACGCATTTCATGTAACAACAGAAAATACTACATTCTCTGCACCTAGTAACGCAGTAGAGGGTGCTTTTATTTGTGTCGAAATTAATTATAATGGAAGTCATAGTATTGGTTGGAATACAGTATTTGAATTTGCGGCTTCAACTGCACCAACATTTACTTCATCAGATGGTAAAACAGACATAATGGTATTTAGATACAATGGTGCTGTATGGCAAGAAGTAGGTAGAACATTAAATTTAAGTGAAAGTTAGGATATAATATGTACGCATTAGTAGAAGATGGCTCAATAACAAAATTAATTACAAATCCTAAATCAATGGTTATAGGAGATGTGCAATATCCAGCTAAAATATTTCAGCTTTGGTCAGAGTCAGAATTAAATGCAATAGGTATTTATGAAGTAACAACTAACTCATCTAATTTTAAAGATGAGAAGTGGTACATTAACACAAATGAATCTTACGCATTTGCAGATGATACTGTTACTAGATCATGGGGAACTGCAACACCTAAAGCACACGCAGATACTTTATGGACACAAGCAGATTCAGATGATGGAGATTTACCTGATGACAAAGAAGTTGGAG